AACATCACGACCATGACGATGACCGCCGACGGCGCCGGAACCTGCGAACGGGTCACCTGGACGGCCGACGTCGGGATCGTCCGCTGCGCCGCGACCCTGCAGGACGACGGGTCGGCGCCGACCGTCGCGGCCGTCGAGTACGACGCGTGGCAGCAGGCCACCGATGCCGACATCATCCGCTACGCCATCCGCTGCTGCCCGGACCGGCCGGAGCAGGTCGGCGACCTGCAGCTCGTGTCCTGGACCGCGCTCGGCCCGTCCGGCGGCTGTGTCGGCGGCGCCTGGACGATCTCCGGCGTCCTCGAAGACTGCTGCGGGAGCGTCCCGACCTTCGTCCGGCCGCCCGGCTGTTAGCATCGTGCCGTGGACCACAGGGAAGCACGGAACCAGGGCGGCGGCCGCCGGACGATCCGGAACGTCCTGACCGGCGAAGAGCAAGAGGTCAGCTACCGGGTCGCCGTCGGACTCGTCTCCCGCGGCAAGGCCGAGTTCGTCCAGGCCGAGCAGGAGAAGCCGAAGCGGACCCGCAAGGCCGCCAAGAAGGTCTCCGCCGAGACCGTCTACGCCGACCCCGAAGCGCCCCTCGACACGGCGCCCGACCCCAAGCCCGACCTGCCCAGCCCCACCTCCGGTGACGCGGCTGACTCTGGGAGTAACAGCCCCGATCCCGTCTTCTAAGGTCGGGCGGCGATGGCCGTCCGCGTGAAGTTCGGTCCCGTGCAGGGCGCGTCGAAGGTCGCCCAGCGCGTCAACGCGGCCCTCATCAAGGAGATCGCGAACGCCGGTATCCGCCGCACCCAGGCCCGCCGCGACCATCCCGCCACGGCCGCCCTGACCGCGCAGAACCGCGGGTCGAAGCGCGCCGATATCGTCGGCCCCCGCGGCGGCCCCGGCATCATCCGGCCCGTCGTGAAGAAAGCCCTGTACTGGCCCGGCGCGCCCCACCCGTTCGCCAGCGTGAACGGCAAGGGCTTCGAACCGCTCATCGAGGCCGAGACCGGCCGCGTCAGCACCGGCGACATCAACCTCGCTGCAGTGGCGGCGGCAGCGGGATGACCGGCCCACGGACGGCCCTGATCATGGGCCACGAGTACACCCAGGACGAGTTCCTGGACTTCATCGCTACGAAAGGGACCACGATGCCACGCTCCACCCAGGTCGACGAGATCACTCTCGGCGGCCGCACGTACAGCTTCCGGAAGCCGAAGTCGGCGCTGATGATCGCCGCCCTGATGCAGTCGAAGGGCAAGAACCAGCTCGAGTCGTCGCAGATCATGGCCGAGATGCAGCTGAAATGGATCAGGTCCGGCGTCGGGAAGGAGGCGTGGGCCGAGATCGAGAAGCGGCTGGTCGACGACGACGACGACCTCGACTGGGACGACATCGATGAGGTGTTCAAGACGAAGACGAGCCAGCTCCGCCCTACTACGTCGTCGTCCGACTCCTCAGCGCCCTCGCCGACGACGACACCGCCCGCGGGCGAGCAGAAGCAGCCGGAATCGATTTTCGGAATCTAGATCACGACAGGGTGTGTGACCTGGTCATGTGGTGGATGCGGGAGGGCCGCGAGGACAAGGACTGGTTCCTGATCCGGGCGAAGCTCGAGGTGCCGCCGGTCGGCTACACCGGCAGCCTCCGCGGCACCGGCTGGGACCAGGAAGCGATCCTCGCCGACTACGACCAGGCCGCCGGGACCGTCCGCCGCGGCCCCGAACCGCTCGAGTAGGAGACACCGATGGCTGGGGTACGGGTACCGGTCACCTTCGACGGTGATTTCAGCACTCTCCTGCAGGGGCTCGACACGTCCCTGGCCGGTGTCGGGAAGGTCATCGGCGGCACCTTGCAGGCTGCCGCGGCGACCGCCGGGGCCGGGATCGCGGCCGTGCTCGGCGCGTCCCTGACGTCCGGCTTCGGCCGCCTGGTCGCGATCGACGACGCCCGGGCGAAGCTGATGGCGCTCGGGTCGTCGGCGACGCAGGTCGACTCGATCATGCAGACGGTCACCGCGTCGGTGAAGGGTACCTCGTTCGGTCTCGGTGAGGCGGCGACGGCGGCGGCGTCGGCGATCGCGGCCGGGATCGAGCCGGGCGAGCAGCTGGCGACCGCCCTACGCCAGATCGGCGCCCTCGCCACGGTGACCGGCGGCGACTTCAACGAGCTGGCCGCGATCTACAACCAGGTCGCCGCGACGGGCCGGGTCACCGGCGACACCCTCAACCAGCTCGCCGAACGCGGCTCCGACGTGCAGAAGCGGCTGGCGGAGTTCTTCGGCGTCACGCAGGAAGAGGTCCGGGAGATGGCGTCGGAGGGCAAGATCTCCTTCGCCGACTTCCAGAACGCGCTCAAGGGCCTCGACAACGCGGCGAAGATCGCGGGCACGTCGTTCTCGGCGACCTTCGCGAATCTCCGGGCGTCTCTGGCCCGGATCGGCGCGAACCTGCTCAAGCCGATCTTCGACCAGCTCGGCGGCGCTGAGGGCGTCTTCGCGCGGCTCACCGCGGCCCTCGGGCCCGTCGAGGACCGGGCGAAGGTCGTCGGCGAAGCGCTGGGCCGGGCGTTCACCGCCGGGATCACGGCGATCGAACGGCTCTCCACGGTGATCGGGCCGCTCTGGGACCGGCTCGGTTCGGGCGGGCAGATCGCGGTCGTGATCGGCGGCATCGCAGCCTCCTTCGGCGCGCTCGCCGGAACCCTCGCCGGAATGTTCCCCGTCCTGTCCCCGCTCCTCGGCGGCTTCGGTTCCCTCTCCAGCGTCCTGACCCTGGTCGGCGGAGCGCTCCGCTTCCTGGTCGGCCCGGTCGGGATCGTCATCGGTCTCCTGGCGTCCGCCTGGGCGACGTCGGAGCCGTTCCGCGACTCCGTGATGCAGCTCGGCCAGACCCTCCTCACGGTCGGGCAGCAGGTCCTCCCGACCGTCATCGCGACCGGCCAGATACTCGCCCAGCAGGTCCTCCCGCAGCTCGCCGCGATCTTCACGACCGTCGCGACGAACGTCGGGTCCCTCCTGGCCGCCGTAGTGCCGCTGATCGGCGCCCTGATCGCCCAATTCCTGCCGGTCGTCGCCCAGGTCGCGCAGAGCCTCGCCGGGCTCCTGGCGGCGATCCTGCCCGTCGTGAACAGCCTCCTGTCGCAGCTGCTCCCGGTCATCGTGAACCTCGCAACGACCGTCATCCCGCAGCTGATCCCGGTCCTCGGGCAGGTCGCGTCGATCCTCGGCCAGGTCCTACCCCCGGCGATCGGTCTCGTCACCCAGCTGTTCCAGGCGCTCGGCCCGATCATCTCCGCCCTGCTGCCGATCGTCACCTCGGTCTTCCAGACCCTCGCCGGGCTGATCGGCGGCGCCATCAACATCTTCCAGGGCCTGATCACGTTCCTGCAGGGCGCGTTCACCGGGAACTGGTCGCAGGCCTGGCAGGGCATCCAGCAGATCTTCGCCGGGATCGTGCAGGCGATCATGGCGATCGTGCAGGGCTGGGTGCGGAACTTCGAGATGATGGTCGGCGCCTCGATGGACCAGGTGCTGAACACGATCCGGGTCGGCTGGACGAACATCTGGAACCGGTTCGTGCAGGGAGGCGTGCAGATCGTGCAGGCCGTACAGTCCGCCTTCCGGTCCGTCGTGTCCGGTATCGCGTCCGGCGTGTCGTCCGCCCTGGCCCGGGTCCGGGCAGGCTGGAACGCGATCGTCTCCGCGACCACGTCGGCGTTCTCCCGGATCGTGTCGTCGATCCGTAGCGCCCTGTCGTCCGCGGTATCGACGATCACGTCCGGCTGGGCGCGGGCCCGGTCCGCGACGTCGGCCGCGTTCAGCTCGATCCGGAACGCCGTGTCGTCGGCGATCTCGTCCCTGGTGTCGCGGGTCCGGTCCGGCTTCTCCTCCGTCGTGTCGGCGATCACGTCCGCGTTCTCCCGGATGGTTTCGGCCGCCCGGTCCGGCGTCGGCCGGGTCGTCGACGTCGTCCGCGGTCTCGCCGGGCGCGCCCGGTCGGCCGCATCGAATCTGGCCGGTGCTCTCTTCTCGGCCGGGTCGCAGCTCATCAACGGCCTGGTCGGCGGCATCCGGTCCGCCGCCGGGCGGGTCGCGTCGGCGGCGAGGTCCGTCGTGCAGAACGCGATCAACGCTGCCCGCTCGGCGCTCGGGATCGCGTCCCCGTCGAAGGTGTTCATGGAGATCGGCAAGAACACCGGCCAGGGCATGGCGCTCGGTCTCGAGTCGACCCGGCAGCTGGTGCAGGCCGCCGCGAACAGTTCGCTCGTGCCGTCGCTCAGCGGTCCCCGTACGAGCAGCACCGCCCGCGCTGTAGCGGCGCGGCGGGCCGCGGACGTCGCCGACCCGGTCGCGTCGGTCGTGCTGAACGAGTACGGCCCGCGGACCGATTCGGCGAAGCGGCGCGAGATCGACTGGCAGTTGAAGCATCCGACCCGAGGTCGGACGTTCGAGACCGGCACGCTGGCGGTGAGGTGATCATGGTTCGGAAGGGCTGGCTGGTCGAACTGGAAGGTGTCGTCCTCTCCGGCAGCAGCGAGCCGGGCGACGGCTGCCTAGTCGCGCCGCCGGAAGGTCTCGGGAATCCGCCGATCCGCACCGAGGACGTCATCTTCCCGCAGCGGGACGGCGCCCGGCATTACGCCGACTGGTACGAGCCGCGGATCGTCACGATGGAGGCGACCGTCTCGAGCGGCGACTGCGGCACCGACTGCCCCGGCGTCCGCGAACATGTCCGGAACATCCTGCAGGCCTGGTCCCGGAAGTGTGAGGACGTCGAACTCAAGGTCTGGACCGACTGCAGCGACAGCATGGACTGTCCGGACGAATCGCCGGGGTCGCCCGGCGGCGGCCCCTTCGAATGGTGGCCGCTGACCGGCACGCCGGACACGAACGTCACCGCCGGGAACTCCGGCCTCGACCTGGTGAATACGGGCGGCGGCACGATCCGGTACACGCCGGACGGTCAGGCCGCCGAATTCCGGACCTCCTCGGCCGGGTCGTTCACGATCGCACGCGGCCTCGTCGCGCCGGACCACCAGCTGTCGACCCTGTTCACCTTCCGGACGCCGGGCGTGATCCCGTTCGAACAGATCTGGGACTTCGAGACCGCCGACCAGCTCGCCGACTGGACCTCCAGTACCGTCACGATGTCCCGGAACACGACGCCGCCGATCATCGCCGGGATCGCCGACTTCAAATGGGACTGGGTCGCCACCGGATCGTTCGGGAAGGGCGCCAACGCGGACCTCGTCACCGGCTTCGTCGGCGACGGCGTCAAACAGCTCCAGGTGTCGTGGTCGGCTCTCGCGACCGCCCAGTCGAACGCTGACGGCTGGCACGTCCTGATCATCGACTCTGTCGCTGACGAAACGATCGCCGAGCAGATCTATCCGGTCGGGAACACCAGCTACACGGTCGCTGTGCCGATCCCGGTCGGCCGGACCGCGGACCGGATCACGATCTACCTCGCGCAGCCGCCAGAGCCCGGGTCGACCCGCATCGACAACGTCATCGTGCGGGCCATCAACACGCCGACCCTGCCCGGCGAGGTGTCGATCGCGACCATCCGGCAGTCCGCATCGGAGGTCGCCGCCGTCCGCGCCCTCGTCATGCCGGACCGCACCCTGCAGCTGCGGGACTCCACCGGCGCTGTGCTCGGCGTGCTGGGCACTCTGGCGCCCGCGGACAGCGACACGGTCTACCAGCTGCAGATCGTCGCGAACAGCGCCACAGGGGCCGTCCAGGCCGCCCTGTACGGCGAGGGCGGCGGCCTCATCAACAGCTTCGTCGCCGTCGGCAACCTGACCGGGAACACGCTGACCGGCTTCGACATCGGGATCGTGTCGTCCAACCCGTCGATGGCCGTCGTCTACCACGACCTGAAAGCGGAGTCGGGCCGCTACTCGCCGATCCCCCCGGCCGGTGTGCAGCCGCCCGTCGAGGACAGGTCGCTCGTCGGCCCGTACGGGATCATCGGCAGGCCGCGGCAGGCGACCCTGACGTGGCTCCGCGGCCGGACCCAGAAGGCCCGCCTGCAGCTCCGGTTCGACGCCCGCGACCACCGCATGTTCGTCCTCGACTGCGACGGCGGCACCGGCGAGGTGTGCGTGGTCGCCGAACCGAACATCGAGACGACCGGCCGGGCCTACCCGCGCTGCTATGCGGACGGCGGCATGTGCTTCGACTGCGCCACCGGCAGCGAGTCCGGCGACGCGACCGCGACGGTCGTCGGCACCGAATGCGCGTCCGCCGAGCTGTGCTTCACCGGTCTCCTCACGAACCCGGTCCTGCGGAACATGACGACCGGCGAAGAGGTCGGCCTCCGCGGCGAAATCCGGGAAGGTGACCTGCCGATCTGCATCGACACCGAGACCGGCACCGCCCGGCAGGGCACGGCGGGCCGGACCCACCTGATCACCGGGAACCCGCGCATGAAGCTGGTGCCCGGCGAGAACATCCTGCGGCTGATCTCGACGGGCGTCGCCGACACCGGGAACGTCTCGATCTGCTTCCGGCCGTTCGTGGTGAGCGCCTGATGTCCTGCAACACGTGCGACGAGAACTGGCTCGTCGAGTCGTGCGACCTCGACACCGGCCTGGTCCGGAACGTCCTGCAGCCGCTCGACATGCGGTTCGACATCGGCCTGAACCAGTTCACGGACGGCGCGCTGACCCTCGCAACCCGCGACATCGCGCTCCGCGAGGTGTGGCCCGGCCTGACCTCGATCTACATCTCGCGGGTCGCCGGGCCCGGCGCGTCCCGCAGCGACCCGGTCTGCGAATTCGCCGGGATCGTCACCGACTTCGCCATGTCCGAATCGGGCACGACCGTCCTCGGGATGAAGTCGATCGACTGGTACCTGACCCGCCGCAACATCCGTATCCAGGCCGAGTACACGAACGTGCAGCAGACCGACCTCGCCGCCCGGCTCGTGAACCTCACCTCGAGCGTCTACGCCGGGAAGGGCGGCATCCCGCTCGTCGGCGACTGGGCGCCGTCCGAGTACCGCCGCGACCGGGTCTACGACTACTGGCGGCGCAAGAACATCGGGGAGGCGATCCAGGACCTCACCCAGGTCATCAACGGGCCCGACTGGGAACTCGTCCACGTCCGGGCCGCCGACAACACGTGGCTGACCCGCATGCTGTTCCGGGACTACGTCGGCACCGACCGCGGCGTCCTCATCCGGTCCGACGTCGAAGCGTCCGCCTACTCCGTCTCCGGCGACATCGAGAACATGGCGAACCTGGTCGACGCCTACGGCGCCGGGGAGGACGAGGACCAGCTGCGCGAGCTGGCCCGGAACCTCTACTCGATCTACCCCGAATTCGACGCCACCCCGGTCTGGAACGACGTGAAGCTCCGGTCGACCCTCTTCGACCACGCCCAGGGCTACCTGGTCGCGAACCAGGAACCGGCGATCGTGCCGACCGTCACCGTCCCCGGCCTCGACGTCGACCCGACCGAGCTACGGGTCGGGGACACGATCAGTACCGACATCTCGTACGGCGGTATCCGCTTCGCCGGGCAGGCCCGGGTGATCACGATCGCCTGGGAGCTGGGGCCGGAGAGCCCGGAGACGCGGACCCTCGAGCTGACCCCGCTCGATCCGGCGTCGGAGTCGATGCTGCTGCAGCAGCCGCTCCCCGTCGACTGTGAGGACTGCTGATGGGCGCCATCCCGATGCGGAACGATCTCGCCGCCCGCCTCGCCCGGCTCGAACGGGCCGTGGCCGACCTCGCCCGCCCGTCCCGCTCCGGCAGCGGTCAGGGCGGCCCGCTCGACGTCGCTGTCGCGATGGGTGGCGGCAACTACACGCTGACGGCGACCCCGACCCCGCTGAACGGCATGTTTGTCGACACCACGGTCGCCGGGCCCGACTCGATCTACCACGTCGACCTGACCTATGACCTCGCCGCGAGCGTCGGCGGGAACCGGGCCGCCGTCGGCCAGCTCGTCGTCGGCTTCCAGGCTCAGCCCGCCCAGATTCTCGCCGTCCTCCCCGTCACCGACATGCGCGGCACGTACAGCCAGCACTACCGGGTCACCGGTCTCGGCCAGGGCGACTACCGCTTCCAGGCCAACGCGTTCTACGTCGACCCCGGCTCCCCGACCGGCACCCTCGTCGTGCGGCCGACGCACACGACGATGATCATCACCCAGACCGCCTAGACTCACGCCCGACCCGAGGAGGACCCCGATGGTGCTGCTACAGCCACCGAGCTACTGCGAATCTCAGGCCTGCTACACGCCGCAGCAGGACCGGCTGCTGTGGAACTCGATCATCTGCGAGGAGGGCGTCACCAGCGGGCTCGAGGTGACCGCCGGGACCGGCATGTCCGTCCTCATCTCGGCCGGGGCCGCGTTCATCCAGGGCGAGGTCCAGGCCCAGGAAGGGATGTACTGGGTGCAGTCGACGGACCAGGAGTCCCGCACCATCCAGCCGTCCGACCCGGTCGACCCCCGCTACGACCTCGTGGTCGCCCAGATCAATACCGACTGCACCTGGTCGATCGACGTAATCACCGGCGCGGCGTCGCCGAATCCGCCGATCCCGCCGACCCCGCCGAACTCGGTCCCGCTCAAGGTGGTCCGGATCGAAGCTGGGGCGACGACGGTCACCGTGCAGGGGTCGGCGGCCGTCGCGCAGCTCTGCGACAACCTGCTCCCCGTCCCGTCCGGCTGGATCACGCTCAGCGAGGGCGACGTGTCCGGCTCCGACGTGCAGACCGGCACCATCGCCATCCCGAACCCGGACCGGCTCCGGTACATCCGTGGGCGGCTGTTCCTGAACGTGGCCGCCGAGGTGAACGTCTGCGTCCGGCTCAACGGCATCTCCGCGGCGGGAAGCTACCGGTCCTCGTACCGGTCCTGGGACCCGGCCGGGGCAGTCGCCGTCAACGGCACCGCCGGACCTTCGGCGTCCCGGTCCGACGCCTACTACATCGGGAAGACGTACGCCAACCGGGCCGGGCTGTTCCAGTTCGACATCCAGGCCGACAACTTCGGCGGCTACCAGAAAATCCTGCAGTCCCGCTACTCGGCGGCCTCGACGACCGACACCAGCTCCGAATACGTGTCCGGCATGGGGGAGGGCCGCATGCTGTCGTCGATCACCTCGGTGACCTCGATCCAGGCCTTCCGGTCCGGGTCGTCGATCGGGCAGATGACCTGGCTGATCGAGGGCTACTACCAGCCCTGATCTCGTACGGCGACGGGTCCGGCAGCAGCCGCTTCAACACGGGCGCGACCGCTGCCGGGAAGCCCGCATCGTCACTCGAGCACCAGCCGTCCGGCGGCAGCTGCTGGTTGGCGCGGGTCACCTTCCAGTCCCGGACCTCCCGGCCGCCGAGACGGGCCAGGTTGCCGTACAGGGTCCGCTTGTGCGGCGCCGCCACCCCGAGCGTCTCCGCGATGCTGATCGCATGCAGCATGTGCGCCTTATGCACGACGAGCGGCACGTGCAGCTCGTAGCACCACAGCGGGCCCGGGAGCAGCCTCGCGAGATGCGCGGCCGTCGCCCGCAGCCCGTCCGCCCAGGCACCCTTCATCGCCCGGTAGCGGGACACGACCTGCTCGAGCGGGCCGCGGTGCAGGCCGCACGCCTCCCCGACGTCGCCCATCGGCGACAGGGCGTAGAAGTCGTCGTTCCACAGCATGAACGGGTCCGAGATGTCCGGCCGCTCGCACGCGTACCGGAGATGCGCGGTCGTCGTCGCATATTTGGTGGCGGCCGCCGGACGGTCGTGCAGCTGGACCGCGGTGCCGTCGACCCACGGCGGCCAGCCGCCGACGATGTGCACCTGGTCGTGCGGGACGAACCGGGCGAGGGACCGGAGGCTGAACCGGAGTTCGAAGTTCTGGCCCGACCGGCACACGTAGACCGCATCCATCGGGGGTCCCTTCCTCCCAAGATGATCAAGGCTGCGTTGATAGTATCCGCGGAGGTAAGGGAACGAGGTGAGGCACGTGTCGGCTGACCTGCTGGTGGTCGCAGCGCTGACCGGTCTCGCCGCCTACCGGCTCTGGCGGATCGTGGGGAGAGATCAGATCGGCGACCCGATCCGGGTCTGGCTGATCGGCCGGGACAGCCGCTTCTGGATGGTCGTCGGCGACCTCCTCGGCTGCGCCTGGTGTCTCGGCTGGTGGCTTTCTGGGGTGATCGCGGTAGTGGCCCTGTGGGGGGCGCCGCTGCTGCACGTCGGCCTGGTGTGGTGCGCCGGGTCGGTGGTGGCCGGATTCCTGGGGGAGATCGACGACGTTCTGTCCAGGAAGGCCGAGCAGCTGTGACCCCGAAGGAGCTGATACGTGGATGGCGCGTTGGTCGGGTCGATCGTAGCGGCGGTGGTCGGTGCGGTCCCGGCCACGATCGGCGCGTACGCGCTGCTCAAGAAGGCGATGCAGCCCGACATGGCGGCCCGGCGTTGGGTGCAGACTGTGATCGACCTGGTCGCGGCCGGAGTCGTGTACGGCATCCCGGTGTCGGTGCTGGCCCGCGGTCGACGGATAGTCGAGGAGCAGCCCAGTGACGATGTCGCAGATGATCCGCCGGAATCTCGGCCTGCTGCTGATGGTGGTCGGCGCGCCGCTGTTGATGATGGTCGTGATCCTGGTGATCTTCGCGACGACGTCGGCCGAACGTGACCGGCAGGACGCCGCGACCGCCGCCGCCATCGAACAGTTGAAGGTTCAAGCGGAGGAGAACAAGCGGGCCGCGGAGGAGGCGAACCGGCGCCTCGAGAACGCCGGTGAGCCGACCGTCCCGATCCCCAGCCAGACTCCGCCGCCGACTCAGCCCGGCGCGGCGCCGTCCCTCATCCCCGGGCCGGAAGGGCGCCCCGGCGCCCCAGGCTCGCCGGGGCCGCCGGGAAAACCCGGACGGCCGGGGAAGGACTCGACGGTCCCCGGTCCGACTGGTCCCGCTGGCGACTCTGGACCGAGTGGGCCCTCTGGAAGACCCGGTGCGGATTCGACTGTGCCCGGGCCCCCCGGTGAGACCGGCCCTCCCGGGGCAGATTCGACGATCCCAGGCCCTCAGGGGAAGCAGGGAGACCCCGGCAAGGACTCGACCGTCCCCGGCCCGCAGGGCCCCACTGGGCCGCCCGGGCGGGGCATCAAGGATCAGCACTGTCAGGACAATGGCCGCTGGCGGATCGAGTACGACGACGGCACCACCGACGAGGACGCCGGGCCGTGCCTGCCGAAGCCAGCGCCGACCGTGACGGAGACTAAGACCGTGACACCAGGCCCGACCCCGGGCCCAACCGAAGGGACACCAGAATGACCGACCCCGACTTCGACCGTCCGGCCGATCCGGAGACCGAGGACAACGAGCACCGCGACCCGGAGACCGGCGAACCGCTTCCGGCCGATCCGCCGGATGGTTGGGACCCGGATGCGGAGGACGACTGATGCGCCGCCTCCTGCACTCCGCGTTCCTGCGGATGCTCTGCCGCCCGTGTCGCGGCTGCATCTGCACTGACCCGCATAGCCATCACCTGACCCGGTTCGGGCGGTGGCACTACGCGAAGGTGGCCGTCTGATGGCGAAGTACGCACCGGCCGCGATCAAGGCGACCTGGCCGCACGTCGACAAGGCGTTCCGGTCGGTCAAGTTCGGCGGCATCCTCGAAGGCTCCGCGGCCGGGTCCGGCTACCACCACTCCCGGGAGGACCTCCTCCGCCGCGGCAAGACGAAGGCGTATTCGATCCAGCACCCGCTGGACAAGAAGGGCAACGCGCGGGCCGCGTCGGCGGTCGACTACGTCTTCGACGACGTCGACGAGCTGGCCCTGGTCACCCGGCGGCTGCTCCGCGCCGCGCAGAAGGAAGACCCGCGCCTGTACAAGAAGCTCCGCGAGTTCGGCGGCACGCTCGACGGCAAGAAGGTGACCGCCTTCAACGTCACCGAGCAGCGCTTCATCACGATGGACAAGACCCACCTCTGGCATGCGCACCTGTCCGGCCACCGGGCGTACGCCGACAACGAAGAGGTGTGGCTGGGCATCACCGAAGTGGTGCTCGGTCTCCCGGCCGGTGCGCTGACCGGGAAGCCGTCCGGCGGCGGCGGCGGGGAGAAGCCCGACCCGAAGCCGCAGCCCGGCTACAAGCCGGAGCAGCGCGCGATCTACGTCGACATCCTGCACGACGCGGTCCGTCGGAAGCCGAAGAACTCCGACTCGGTGTACTGGTGGCAGCGCATCCTGAACGCCATCTCGTTCCCGAACGGGAAGGAGATCAAGGTCACCGGCGACTGGTCCGACGAGACTACGGCCGAGACGAAGAAGGCGCAGAAGTCGGTGCGGGACACCCAGGACGGGTGGCCCGGGCCGCGGCAGATCAGGCTGTTCGCGAACAAGGCGAAGGGCGAGGTCGGGTCACTGTCCATCTACCGGTCGTCGAAGACCGGCGGCCTCATCGAGAAGACGTAGGGAGACGGTCATGACGAAGGAACCGGTCCTGGTTCGGCTGGCGATCACGGCGGCCGGGGCGATCCTGGTGTTGCTGGTCGCGTTCAACGTGCCGATCACCGAGCAGCAGCAGGACGCGATCATCGGCGCGATCGGCCCGGTCGCCCTGTTGGTGCTGGGACTCTGGTCCCGGTTCGCGGTGACGCCGAACAAGTCGGTCGTCGAATTGAAGCAGGGCGGGAAGGTGGTTGCCGGGGAAGGGTCCGAGCTGCCGACCGGCCAGGTCATCCGCGACGTCGGCTCTCTGAATGACGGCGCGGAGTGACCGGCCTGCTGCAGCAGCTCGGCGAGAAGTGGGGCACGGACAAGGCCACCTACCACCGCTACTGCGACTTCTACGAGGAACACCTGCCGGGCCGGGACTTCACCGGAACGCTGCTCGAGATCGGGATCATGGACGGCGCGTCTCTCGGCATGTGGCGGGAGTACTGGCCGCGGGCGACGATCATCGGTGTCGACAACGTGCAGCGGCGGCTCCCGGCCCGCCTGCACGGCGTGACGACCGTCCTCGCCGACGCCACCGAGTCGGCCGATGCCGACAAGCTGGCCGCCCTGGGCCCGTTCGACGTGATCCTCGACGACGCCTCCCACCTGACCGGCGACCAGCAGAAGACGTTTGACCTGCTCTGGGAGCACGTCGCGCCGGGCGGCTTCTACATCATCGAGGACCTGCACACCTCGCACATGGCGAACTACCGGACCAGCGTGATCTCGACCCTCGACTGGCTGCGGCTGACGCCCGGCCTGCCGCCGTTCGAGCTGCACGGTACCGACCAGGGCAGCCCGGCGCAGCTCGTCGCCCGGTCCGGCTTCGACCCGGCCACCGTCACCTGGACCGGCCACCCGGACATGGCGGCCAGCTTGACCGCGGTCGCCAGGAAGCCGTGATCGACCTGTCCGTCCTGGTGTGCTCGACACACACCAGGCGGGCGACGTTCGCGCCGAAGATCATGGACCAGCTCTTCGGGCAGTGGGAGACGCTGCCCGAAGAGGACCGGGGCCGGGTCGAAATCATGGTCCTGACCGACAACAAGCAGATGATGCTCGGCGAGAAGCGGAACGTCATGGTCGACGCCGCCCGCGGCCGCTACGTGCAGTTCGTCGACGACGACGACCGGGTCTCCGACGACATGCTCACCGCGGTCCTCGACGGTATCGACCACGGCCCGGACGTCGTCACCTTCCTGGCGTCCGTGTCCCTGAACGGCGGCGAGCCGAAGCCGTGCAGCTACCGGCTGAAATGGACCCGCGACCAGAACACGCCGACCGAATACCGGCGCCTCCCGAACCACCTGTGCGCGGTCCGGCGGGACCTCGCCCTGCAGGCGCCCTACCCGGCGCTGCCGTACCGGGAAGACTCCGGCTACTCGAAGCTGCTCAGGCCGCTCCTGGCAACCGAACACCACATCCCGCGGGTCCTGTACCACTACGACTACTCGGCGGCCACCACGGAGGCGCAGACGGTCCGGCCCGTCGCCGCCCGGCCGCGCCGGACCTCCCCGGCCGCCGACGTGATCATGCTGTCGAAGGCCGCCGACGGCCGAGCCCGCCGCATGACGCAGACCGCGATCGACTCCTGCCACACCGGCGCCGGGGCGCTACCGGTCCGGGTCGTCGTCGTCGAACAGCGGGCCGGAGTCACCTACCACAACGCGGAGACCGTGCACCGCGGCGACCCGTTCGCCTACAACGCGTTCGTCAACGCCGCCGCCGCGACCGGTAGCGCGCCGTGGATCGTGGTCGCGAACAACGACCTGATCTTCGAGCCGGGCTGGCTGCATCCGCTGATCACCGCCGGGCACGACCTGGTGTCGCCGCACAACCCGGGCGACCCCCGCCAGCAGGACCTCCCGCCCGACGGCGAGACCGGCCGCATCAACGGCCGCCACCTGTCCGGCTGGTGCTTCGCGATCTCCCGGCGGCTCTGGTCGGCGATCGGCGGCCTCGACGAGGACTTCACGTTCTGGTGCGCCGACGACGCCGTCATCGAACAGGCCGTGGCCGCCGGGGTCGAACCGATGATCGTGCCCGACTCCCGGGTCCGGCATCTCGGGTCGGCGACCCTCCGGCGGGAGGGCCGCAGCGACGCGACAACCTGGGAGCAGGTCGCCCGGTTCAACCGGAAGTACGGGCGGGACAAGTTCGTCAACCATCCCGGCTACCGGGCCTACCTCCGGCGGGCCCGTGTTTGACCTGTCGATCGTCACGACCTGCTGGGGTGGCTACGGCCGCTACCTGCCGGAGTGGGCGGAGTCGGTAGCCGGGCAGCTCCCGGCCCCGGCCGAAGCGGTGATCGCACAGCTCGGCGGCTGCGAGCAGGACGCGGCGCGGGCGGCCCGTATCCTCGAGCACGCCTCCGTGCCGTGCCGGGTTGTGACCGGCGAATATACGTCGATGGCGGCCGCCCGGAATCTCGCCGTCGCGAACGCCCGCGGCGAGTGGGTGATGCATCTCGACGCCGACGACCTCCTCCTACCCGGTGCGCTCCGCCGCTGCCTGCCGCTGCTCGAGACGGCCGACGTGATCCCGATGGCCGCCCGCTACCCGTCCGGCCGGGTCCGGCCCGCCACGCATGTGACCGCCCGCTGGGTCCTGTCCGGCCGGATCGGTGTCCTGTCCTGCTCGCCGTACCGGCGGGCCCTCTGGCTGGCGGCGCCGTACCGGACGCTGGACGGGCCGATCCCGTACGTCGACGCCCTGCTGTGGGTCGGGTTCGCCCGGCTCGGCGCCCGCTTCCGAGGACTCTCCGAGCCGGGCTTCACGTACCGGCAGCACGACGACAGTTTCAGACGGACTCTGACTCAGCCGCAGCTGGCGGCGGCCCGGCGGGCGATCCGGCAGGCGGCCGCTGCGCGATCTCCAACCGGACCAGGTCACCGAGCACGCGCAACTGGGCTGCGGTGACCGGACCGTTCTTCGCCAGATCGACCAGCTGGTCGATC